TCTACAATTAACGCACAACTAGAAAGTGAAAGAACCAAGAGGTACAGTAATTTCTGTTGTATTGCCTTCTTCATCTGTAATTATTAATGTTACCTTATCGTCTTCTACTCTGTATTCTATGGTGTTTCCTTCTAATTCTAAAGTACCAAAGTCAGAAGCAGTCTCACCAAACAGGCTATCTACTAATTGTCTTGAAAGCTGGGCATAGATGCGTGATTCCAAATTCCTGATGAACCGGGCCAATGTAGTATTTTCAGCCTCTCTCTCAAGGTCTTCTGTGTATGCTCTAAGTTCTTCTCGTATTGCTTCTTTTCTGTTGAACTCTTGATTTTCTATAGTCAGATAGTGACTAGATGTGCCAACACCAGAAAAGCTTGGGTTCTTAAACTTGTGTGTCATTTCATCTGCTTGTACAGATAAAACCACAAACATGACAATAATCATGGAAGCTATCAGCAGTATTTCATCAGGTCTTTTTAGATTTTTCATCTTGTTCCTTCACCTCAATAACTGTGTTCACTTTACTCTGTAGTCTAATCATATCTTGATCGAGTAGTCTAAGCTGATCTGTCAAACGTATGATTGTGCTTTTCATGTCTTGTACAGCTGGGTCGATCTTGTTGGTAATCGTTTGCCATACAAAGTAAACAAAGTAACCCAGTCCAACTACCATGACTACTGGAAAACCAAATTCTGATATTATCTTTACTATATCCATTAATCTCTTCTGGCATCTATCTTGCCATCCTCTACAAAGTTCTCAGCTCTAGCTATTCTGTCTAAGTCTGGTGGTAGATTAAGAGCACTAGAAACACTTGTATCTATACGAATCATATCATTATTCATAATAGAAGCTCTGGTGATGAGCATTTTGGTAATTCCTTGGACAGTTTTGATTTCGCTAATCAAACCATCCATAAGTTGTTTCATAACTAAAAATATAAAGTAAGCCATGATTAAAGCACCAGCTATGGGCAAACCTAATTCAGCGATCAGATTGAACGCTTCCAAGACTAATCCTCGCCTTTAAACTTTTTGCTTTGTCCTGATGTACCAGCATAAATGCCAAATACTGCCGCCATTGCACCTACAACAACTGACACTAAAGCAGATTGTTCTAAGTTGGGTTCAGGTATAGTCATAAACCAAGTAACTACTTTGTATAGTAGTAGGATGTAGACGCTGACAAAAACTCTAGGAAAAATTCGCCAAGCGTCTACGGTTTTAGCTAGGTGTATCCATTTATGAAATGGATTGACTGATAGATAGTTGGGTGAAACTTCTATGTCTAGTTCTAGCTTCTTTTTTATAGCTGGTTCGATTTTGACTTCTTCTTCCATCTATAAAAACTTTGTGAGAACGATAGCTCCTACCATAAACGGGTAAACACCCCAGAGCATATTCTCTAATTTTTTAAACTTTTCAGATCCTTCATCAAGACGCTTTTCTATATTTTGATAACGTATAGCACACTCTTTTTCGTGTGAACTAATTTGATGAAGTGCGTCTTTTGCTGTTGCCATTATTTTTTTTCTACTTCTACGGTAGTGTAGGCTTCGTTTACGTCAGGAGTAGACTTGTCATCTGCAACAAACTTACCGTCTTCTGTCCTGGCTCTAACTGTTTTTTCTTCAACGCCTCTAACTTTTTGCCACATTTTTTTTAACCAGTTCATTACTTCTCTCCGATCTTCTTAGTAATTGATTCAACTTGGGCTTCTTCTTGTTGAGAAGCTTCTGCCATTTCTTTAATCTGTTCCATAGTTTGTTTTCTAACCGCAGCTATGGCTTCTATTTCAGCACCTTTCCAAGCACCTCTTTCTGTTGCTACGTCTAATATTTGTAGCACGTTTACAAAGTATTGTTGTTCCATAATTTTATCCTAATGTTTTAGTGACTAATGTTGGTGTAATTTTTTCTGCTATCTGTGCATCTAATTCTGTTTTTAAAGCTGCAACAGTATCAGCAGTCAAAGCAGTTTCTACCCAACCTTGTACTTTAGCAGCATCAAGGCTAGACCAGTTTGTAAAACTAGATAGATCAGAGGTATCTAAACTTTGGCTTCCGATAGCTCTAGCTGTTTGTGGAATGCCCTCTGAATCATTATTAGAATTATCAGTTGCAGTTAGTTTCCAATGCACTTCATGCACAACATTAGATTTACTGCTTTTTGTTGGGTATACATCACAAGTATTTACATCCCAAGTATAGTTTATTGCCATATTCTTATCCTTCTAAAGTTTCAATTCTAGTTTTTAAGTCTTCTATTATTGTTTGTTGTTCTTGCATAGCTTTTACAAGTAATGGAGTAATTCTTCCGTAATCCATAGTTTGTGCGTTTACTGTTCCATCATCTTTTACAGCATCTTTTTCACCTGTAACTGCATCAGAAAAAACTTCTTGTACTTCGTGTGCTATAAAACCTTCACTTGATATGCCATGATCTTTCCAATCAAATTTAACTGGTTTTAAATTATTAAGTCTGTCTAAACCATTTTCTATAGGTCTTACATTTTCTTTTAATCTGTAATCTGATGTGGTGTTAAATGCTGTATTTACATTAGTACAATGTATTTCTCCAATTAAACCTCCTCCTTGATCCTCTGATTTAAAAAACTTTGCGGGTTGATAATTGTGATTACCATTAGCTTGTGCATGATAGCCTACTCCATTTGAAGAAAGATTTGATATTCTAAGACCCGTAGTAGTCGTGTGACCTATATCAATAAAATAACCAGGATTAGTTTGTCCTATTCCTATTTTTCCATTCCCTACTACTCTTGCTAACTCTGTACCTGCATTTATCCATCTTTGTACTGTAGTTCCAGTAGTGCTTGTTTCTACATCAAGTCCTCTATCAGTACTAGCTGAACCCGCAGTATTGTGAAATGTTACTAATGTTCCTGAATGAGAACCATCAACGTGAAGTTGGCTGTCGGGATCAGTTGTTCCTATGCCTACTTGTCCATCACCTCTAATAGACAGCCTTTCGTCAGCAACCGCATCCCCCGCAACAGAACCTAAGAAGAAACCCATTCTTCTGTCGGCTAGTGTATTATCATTAAAAGACATGATGTACATATCTTGTTGATTACCAGAAAACTTAATTGCGTTATAAACACCATCACCTGAACCTGAATTACCTAAAACTAAAGTTTCATTATTATTAGCTAGAGTTACATTTGTCTCAGTATGAGCCATTTGTATTGCAAATCTACCTGATGGAGTCGCAGTTCCTATGCCTACAGCATTACCACCAGCATTAACAAAAATCATATTAGCTTCGTCATTCGATTCAACTCTAAAGTCTACATCTACTGAACCTTCATTAAATACTGTGGCTGCTGGAAGTACAGACATCCTGTTTACTAATGTTCCAGCTACCATAGAGTTTATGTGTAATATTCCGTCTTCTGTGCCATCAGAAGCATCATCTATATATCCAGCTATTGTTGCAAAGTTGGTAACATTTGCACCATCATCATTAGCGTTAAAACTAATTTGTCCTATAGCATCATTATCTGCTGGAGAACCAGAAGCTCTCCATAAAGTAAGTTGTGGTCCTACATTAGAATCTGCATCTGTAGATTTAAGCACTAAATTTTCTGAGTTATCAGCAACAGTAATTGTCGCTCCAGCAGAAGAAGTTATAGCACCATCTACTTGTAACGTAGAAGCCATATCAACCGCACCATCTATATCTACTATATCTAAGTTAGATGTACCATCCACGTCAATATCACCTGATATATCAAGAGAAGTAGCTGTTAAAACACCTGTAACACCTAAAGTACCGCCTATAGTTGCATCATCTGTAACTGTTAGATCGTCTTGTACTTTAAGGTCTACTACAGAAAGACTAGCAAAAGCATCAACTACCGCAGCTCCACTACCAGCTCCATCTAGGTAAACTGCTTTAGTATCACCCGGTGGTATTGTTATATTGGCTCCAGAGCCTTGTGAGATTATGATGTTTTGTGAACCACTTGTACCATTTTCGATAAAGTGCATCCTATTGAGTGTATTAGGTGCGATTGTAATTGTGCAAGCTGAGTCTAATGTACCTGTGTATTCAATGTACATCGCTCTACCGGGGTCAGTTGCTCCATCTGCTACTGTTGTGGTGTGAGTATCTGCGTTAGTAGTAATACCTTCTGTGCCATAACCTAGAGCTTCTCCAATCAGCTCAAGATTCAAATTCGTCACAACGCCCCAATTTCCCGACTCATCTCCAGTCGCCATCTCATTTAGTCTGAGATCATTTACATATGTACTTGCCATTTATTATTCCTCTGTAAATCGTGTGTTCATTTAAGCAGCGTCACGACCACCTGTTATTGTAGTATATGTTGGAGTTTGACTTGTAGCAACATCTGAGTAATTCGGTGTTTGACTTGTATCAAGCTGTCCATATACAAATATTATGCCTACGCTAGCTGTAGCACTTTGTCCTTCTGGTACTACATTCGCTTTTGCTACTGTAGAAACTGCACCAACACTGGCTGTCAAACCAAAACCAGTCAGTTCTATAACTTCGTTTTCATGGATGATAACAGTACCTAAAGCACTGGTCGCTGCTATGCCTGTTATAGCTACGTTGGCTTCTGCATCTACTGCGAGTGCACCGACTGAACCTGTAGCTGCTAGTCCTGTAGGCGAAACATTACAGTCAGGTTGTATGACTGGTGTTCCAAGTGAACAAGTTGATGAAACGCCTGTAAGCGTTACGTTAGCTTCTGCATCTACTAATGCTGTGCCTAAAGAAGCTGTAGCTGCTATGCCTGTAAGCGATACTTCTACTGAGGTAGCACCCCAATAGTCTTGACCATAACCAGCACGACCCCAACCGACTGCCACTAACTTATTCCTTCAAGTTTGGCTTTAACGACTTCGAGATCTTCTTTTACTGGTGTGGTAATCCACTTGTAAGCCAGCATGTAGTCAATCTTATCTATGCAGAATTGTATGTCTTCATTCATAATCGGCCTCTTCTAGCTCAATAAATATATCATCATTGTAAGTTTGTGCATTTTCCTGTAAACTCTGCGGTATGGAAACAACGTATTTTTCTTGGGAAAGATCAGCGGCTGTCATAGTCGGCAGTGAAGATAATCGCTTTGGATTCTTTTTACCTGTGCTTAAAGAAGAAGGTGGCTGGAGAGAAGCTACACCTGACCAAGTAAAAGACTTTTTCATTGACGGCTCTAGGTTGTCAAAGTCTGAGTTTGAAAACATGTTTGGTGTTATTGGCGACAATCTTCCTGATCTTCCAGCATTAACATAGCCACCTCTGTTAAACCTTTCTATAATATCTTCATAGAATTTAGGATCTATTAATTTTCCTTTGGGTTCGAAGATATCTTTCATTCGTTTTTCTAATCTAAAACCTTCTTTTTCAATGGCTGCTACACTGGAACCAGACGGCAAACCAAAGTTAGTTTTTCTAAAAGCTTCATAAATATCGTGTGCTTCGTGTGCACCATCTAGCATAGGCCTAGTGATAATACCTATTTCGCCTATGATGTTTTCGCCGTTTGCACCTGTAAATTGTACGTTTAGCTTTCGATCTAAATAACCAGATTTTTTCATCAAGACTCTTTCACCGTCCACTGTTGGAAAAAGTTTGGCAATGCGTTCAGCAATTAATTTTTCTTGTTGTGGTGTTTCTACAACAATTCTAGTTCTAATTGGGTCTGTGATCTGTGAAAAATCACCTTCGTATTTTTGATTTACTTTTTCAATCATTCTGGGCATGAGCTTAACTTCACCTACAGGAAAACCTGTGAGCTCATCAATTTCGCCTGTGGCTTTGCCACCTACAGGATTAAAGCCTTGGTCTACACCTAAATCATCAGCTACTTTAGCGACTTGTTTCTGAAACTCTGGATTAAGTCTTTTGGCCCTTTCAAACATTTGTGGTGCACTAGCAATGCCTTCTTGGTGTTTGTTAAAGTTAAATTTAAACTGTTGTTCTGTTTTGTTGCCGAACTGTCTGACGGGTCCTTCGAAGGTAGGATTGCCTTTGGTTGGCAACAACTTGTTTGCATCGTTCTGTCTTGTAACGTTCTTGTTGTTTTTTCTTATGAAGTCGTAAGTGTTGTAATCTTGTGCATTGTCAAAGATTTTTACAGGTATGCGCTTTACTCCACTGAGTTCAAGAGCTTCTAAAGTAGACTTACCGCCCAGCTGTGTAAAAGTGCCGTCTGTGTTTTTAAGCACTTCTATGGGTTGACGTTTATTTTGCTGAACCCCTTTGTAAGCGCTGCCTGATGCTGATTTGTTTAGGAGCTCTGTTGCCTGATCTACTCGTTTTTTTTCTGATTTTACAACATTGCCTTCAAGATCTTTAGGTCTGTTGATGTTTTTTATATCAACCACTTCATCGGCTTTTGTTAAATCTATACCTTTAAGCAATCCCTTTGGACCTCGCGCTAGTTCTCCAAACAAAGGTATAGCACCTAATACAGACAAACCAGCAATACCGCCATATAGTGCGCCTTTGCCGTATTCACCTTCTGCTATATTCCTGACTGCATCGCGTCCGTACTTACCAGCTGCTACTAAGTCCATGGCCATGCCCGGTGGGGTAAAGCCAGCTGCTATCTGGCCAACTAAAGGTACGTTCTCTTCGTAACCCTCAACAGCACGGTCCAGAATATCTTTCTCTGGTGCAAAGATGTTTACGTTGTCTGATAAACCTTGAGCCATAATTTAAGATTATAGACCAAAGTTAGGATTTTGCTACTTAATGGTGAGTCTCGTATTTGTTGTCTTGCTCGTCCAATAGACCTTGGAACTTTCTGTTTAAGATCTTAGCGACCTTGTGATAAGGGAAGTCTTCGTAACCTTCGTGCAAGCTGCCCACTTGTCTGGCAATCTTTCTAGGACCTAGACCTCTTTGTCTAAGTTTGTAGATGGTTTTAAGAACCGCTTGTTCTTCGGGTATTGGTATCAATTTGGTGTGTCGTCTGGACCCGTGGTCCTCGTACTCTTTTCTGTAACCAAAAGGCACATGGCCACCAATCGAGTAACCTTTCTCGGCCCAAGCTATCTTGCCTCCTGACAGTCTGGTCTTAATCATTTCACGCTCGAACTCTGCGAACTGAGCTAGTGTTGCGACCAGCTGTCTATTGTTAATTCTTACCATGTCCATCTTAGCTGCCAAACCTGTCTCTTGTTTCTCTTTGGGTAACACAACAGGTGTGTCGCCAAACATTTCACAGAAGTACAGGGTTATGCCTGTGTCTTCTAGCGTAGGTATCATGTTGACCATCTCGGTAAACGACCTAGCCAATCGATCCAACTTTGTGGTTACTATCACATCATGTTGGTCCATCACGTCTGTGAGGCCACGCGATCCCGGTCTTTCGATAAGATCCTTCATGCCACTCACACCAGCGTCTACAAAGAATTCGTCTACAGGTCTGTTGAACTTGTTTTGCACAAAAGCCTCTATGGTCTTCTTCTGCTCATCAAGAGAGCTGCCGTCCGAGACTTGTTGCTCGGACGAAACTCTGATGTAACCGTAGATGTTATTGATCTGCTTGATTGGTGTAATCATGCTGCCTCCTTACAGTTGCATTTTAAATAAACAGTTTTTTTAATCTCGTTAGTTGCTGGATTAATGAAATTAATCTCTCTCTTACCAGTCCCTTTACAATCCTCACAAAACTCAAGGGTTTTAATGGTGGTTATAGAAACCAACTTATCCTCAACATTGATATGAACAGCCATTACGCCACCTCCAACATAGATAGTGGCACTCTGTAGCTACCGTTAGGTAATTCAACAACCGCCTTAGTTCTGTTGATCTTAGTAACAGTACCCAAAGTCTTTTTAGTCTTTTGAACCACATAAACTTCCATGCCGACAGCGATTTCACTGAGGACCAAAGATTCTGCTCTAAGCTTTATGAAAGAAACTAGATCGTCAAGCTCTGCTTTTGATGTAATTTCGTTTATTAGTGATTTAATATTTGTCATTTTTTCTCCTTTTTTGTTATTAATTAAATATCTCACACATGTATATTACAGGAAAAAGCAAATATGTACAACTATATATACAAATAAATATTAATCTTTTTTAAGGTCGTCATCTCTTCCAAAAGCGAGCTGATGGATGACTCTCTGCAAGCTGTCGAGCTCTTTCTTTTCTGCTACGTTTATCTTCTTCTTCTGTAGCTCTCGGCCCCTCTCTCCCATCAGCTTGATGAGTATGCTCTTGTCGTATTCGGTCAGTAGTAATCGCATGTCTTTGTTCCTTAAATTTGTCGATCAGTTTATTGTAAAGTTCTGTGTCTATGTCGCGCATAGTATGAATGGCGCTTATGTTGGTTTTGTAAAATTTTTCTAAACTATAGTTTGTGTCTATTCCAGATAGAAAACCAGTGATTAATGTGTAGATGCCTTCTGCAAATTCTTGGTCGGAGTTCACCTAGTCTAATCCTAGTTTCTTTTTTAAGGCAGCTGCTTTCTTCTCTCTGTACTTTCGCCTAAGAAACATTTTGTGTTGAGTCCTGTACTCTCTGTAACTCAGTACATCTTTTTCTCTGTTACGAGATTTTTCTTTTTTGTACTTGGCATACATAGATTCACAAAACTTATCGAAGGCAGATCTATTATCATTCAGGCTTATATCTATATCGGACATAGGTTTTTCTCCTTTAACTTTCTCTCGTTCTCTTTTCTGATTTCGTAACGCTTGAGCATGGCCTGTTTTTTTCTACTGGCTATTTTTCTGTTCATAACATCTCCAATGCTTTTACAGCTGTCGGTTCATCTTTTTCATATCTTAATCGGTTTTCTCGCCATTGCTCAATAACATAATCGGCTCCGCCCACAATATCGTGCTGGCGGTCCAGATGTTTTTTCATAATTCTTTTGAGGGCCGCTGGTCCAGCTTGTTGGTAATTAGAGTTGAACAGTGCGTCCAAGGTGCTTGCGTAATTTTCAAATGCCATACTAAGCTCCTAGTTGCCATAAAAAGAAAAACAAGAAACCACACATTACAATGCAGTAAGCTGCTTGCGATGCGTAGGCCTTGAGAATCGTGCGTTTGGTTTTTATCATAACGCGATCTCCTTTAAAGCAGTTAATGGCAACGCCAACTCTCCTCTTGCTGTTTTAGTAAAATCTTTTGAGTCAACACACTTTAGTTGTGCGTAGTCTTCTCCATCAATTTTTCTAAACCCAAGCACAACAAAATGGCCAGCCACTTTGCCTTTTACAATTTGATTAATTTTCATATCTTCTCCTGTTAATCCCAATATTGATGACCGGCCCACCTGTAACCATTAGCACCTGATTTGACCCAGCTGCCGTTGTAAGGTTGTGGTTTTGGATATGCTTCTTTATCGAACTGCATTTCTGGAAGATCCCTAGACCAATCGTTGGCCGCTACATACGGTATTTCAAGTTTGTCCTCGAAGACCTTTTTGTGGCCAAAACATTCAAATGTGTATTTCATTTTTTCTCCTTTGTTGATTTCACAATATGCACCTTACATGAAAAAGTTTATATGTGCAACTATTTATAACATACAAATATAAATGTATTTATTGTTGCATATAAGTACAGATAGTGTACTATGTATATGTGAGATATAAAAAAAAGGAGAATGAAATGACCGAAGTAACTATTAAAATCAGAAAACCGCAGATTGTGATTCCAACTGAAAAGACAATCAAATTCACAGCTGGGAATGATGAACCGGCCTTTGGAGATATCGAAATGGTTTTTGAAACCTTTAAAGGTTATGAGCCTGACGCAGACTTTCCAAATGCGTCTTTAGGTGAATATGGAGAAGTGAAATGTTATGACTATGGCTACTACTGGGAAATGGGAGACATAGTTAAAAAGTGGAAAGATAAAATAAGGGAGGCAGCATGATTATAGAAGTTAAACCAAATTGGACAGGAAGGGTATTCAAGTTCAAGATTTCTGATGTTGACTTTGGATATAACAAACCAGTTTATGCTTGGCACGAAAAAGGTGAATGGCAAGAAGTGGTAAACGGCAGCCATCATTATCATCTTTTGGTGAGTGAGCTTGAGTATGACCCAAAAGCAAAAAGATGTTTTCACTGTAGAGAGTGTGAAGTGACAAACTACCAAGATGATGTTGAGTTGCTTTACGAGGACATTGGTAACAAATTACCTGTCAGAAGAAACGCTTGTACTGACCATGCTGATTTCTACTACATGGAAAAAAGAGCAAAGGATGTGATATGAAATGGCATGAAAAATTTACAGGGCCCGTAACCTTCGGATTCAGCTCCGACAAATACGGTGAGGTCGAATGGTCTTACAAAGATCAGGAGAAGCAGTGGCATCAGACTGCCTTAGTCAAACGCAATGACATAGTGGTCCTGACCAAACTATCAGCTGCTGATGAAAAAGAAGTCGTTGACGAAATGATGGTGGAGCTCGAAGAAGCTAACCAGCTGGTCAAAGATAGATCCAACGCGCTGGCCAGAAAGAGAAGGTCGGCTCAAGATTAGTTAGGGGTTTGCTGTAGATGAAATTGGGAAGTACCCAAATTCATTTACATCGTTTGCATCCCATATCAAGTCTTTAACTTTAACTTTTTGGCTTATAACTTCTCCAGCTTCGTCTCCTCGACTGCCATAGCCACTTAATCCATGTAGCTCTGCATATTTAGGGGAGAGAGTAACAAAATCTCCTTCATTAATATTTTTTATACCTTTAGGTACTGCTCTATAGATTGTTACTTCTGCCTCTGGGTTGCCCCTTGCTTTTGTAATTGCGTTATAACTTTCTGTGTTTGCTAATCCATATTCATCATCTGCAAATCTTTTTCCCGGTGCATATATTCTTTGCCCTTGAGAAGAATAAAAATCATCAGGATAGCCAGCCTGATTTCCAGATATGTCTTTTGTTAAATCATCCAACCTAATGGCATCTGGCTCTAATCCTCTTGCTTGATGTTGCATTCTATAAGATGTATCTGGCTTGAGTGCAGCTATACCTTTGTCTGCATCTATAACATTTACTTGGCTTGGGTTGTTGGTCTTGGGTAGGTTATCAGCTCCGTAGTATTCGATGTCGTTATAAAGTTTTATCTCGTTCCCACCTTCATTAATAGTTCTAAAGCTGTTGGGGTTGTCTAATTTAACCAGAACATCGTTGTCCACAATAGAGGCCTTGCCGTTTATTATTGATTTGACACCGTAACCCTGTGGATCAACAAAAACATTTTGTTTCATTGGATTAAAACCAAGCGTTAAGTCTGGTTCAAATATGTCCAAGTCATCGTAGATACCACGCACAGAGGCCATTGGAAACTTAGGCTTGGTTTTGCTGGCAATAGAGTCTCTGGCCTTTTGATTAACCTTGAGCTCTATTGGTACGCCATTAGACTTGACCGTAACGGCTGGGTCATAGCTCAACGCTGTGCCTGTACCGATATTTGATTCTGAGTCGCTGATCTTTCCGCTCTTTAAGGTTTTTACATCATGTATGGTTTGAGCTTTGAATTTTGCTAAATCAGGGTCATCAAAAGAACTATTGAGGTTTTTGCGTACATCTATAATCTTGCCCTTTTCTACATTCGTGGGAGTAACCATTTTTTGTGTAGCTTCTTGGGTACCCGCTGTTGCTTTGCCTTGATTGATAAGATCTTGTGCTTTTTGTACTTTAAGTGAAGTAATGCCACCCTTACCAGCACTAGATATTGTTTTTGCTACGGCAGCCATCGCTGCTGGAAATTTTAACAAACTCCCTATCGTTGGTCCCGCAGCTGCGCCTATGAATGGTGCTGCATAAGTTGCATCTCCAAGAACTCCTAGTGCTTGTGCTCCAGCCATACCGTAACCGCCGAGGCCTCCGCTTTCGATGTTCTCAAGAATAGAAAGATTTGGTGGATTAGAAAAAGCTTCACTAAACGGTTGGTCTTTGGGTCCCATAGATGAATACTGACCTTTCGCATCTAAGAGAGCAGCTCCGGGAGCAAACATACCAGAAAAGTTTGCCATTTGTCCCGCGCTTGGAGTGTACTCCATAGAAAGATCTTGAGTTCGCCTAGCGCGATCTGTGTTTTCTCTTACTGCTTGTTCTATGAGATCTCTTAAAGACATCGTGCAAGTTTATCACCTAAAGCAAGGACCCGTAAACCAAACAGAGAATGTATCGCTAAGAGAAAATATCTATATCGTTTACTGCACCACCAGTGGCAAATTTTTTGCCAAACTCAATTCTGTACTCTGGACTGCCTTGAGAATCAAATCGCGCTCCAGCATCAACAAACGTATCCCTTTGCGGCTGGTATCGTACCCCTAAGTCGCCAGTGGCTCTGCCACGCTCGTCTATGTTAGCTCCCATCCTAAAATTAGTATTATTAGCTATGGGCATGTCTGGGATGCTGTAATTCAAGTTGGCCCGCGATTGTGGTCCTAGACTGGCATCGAAACCAAGTCTACCGCTGTCTCCTAGCGGCATCGATCTTGAAATATTGTACTCAGGTGCTTCGCCTCTTAACAAAGTTTGTTTGAGGGCGTTGGGTATTCTTAATTGTTCTAGGATCTTGGGCAAGGTGAAATTCATTGCTACTTCTTCTGTCGGAAGGTTATTTTTGATGTCGTTTTGTATACCTACGTCTAAACCAGACAGCTCAAGTGCTTTGTCTGTGCCTAGTCTTTTGATAGCGTCAAGTAGCGGCATGCCTTGCAATAGGTTGCTTTGGAAGCCAGAGTAGTCTGACTCTTGCTCTGTAAATTTCAACTCACCCAAAATATTGGACTTTCTTGGTATGTTTAGATCTTCAATTCCAGCCATCTTCTTCTTTCTGTTTATAAATACTCCAGTTCGACTTTATCACATTTAACCAGTCGTCCATAGACATGATGGCCATTTTTTGATTGTCTACCTCCCATTCGGGATTTACTGCGTGTAAGGGTATGGCCACTCTTGTAGGAACGCGATTGAACTTAAAAATCAGGACGGGTATGGTACCTTCGTTGTCTGCCGAATCGCACACTTGCCTCCACCATTCTGGCTTGAGCCAGTTGCCCTCTTTGTAGTGCTTACACTCGACAGAGTGAAACGGGATGTTGATGTCGGACTGCCCAGCGGTTTGGTACTGATCTAGGTTGCGCTTACAAGTTACATCAAAATTATTTTGCAAAAAAAATTCGTTCAGGATTCCTACGACCTTTCTCTCGTAACTTGCCCCCTTGGTTCGCGAATTAATCGGCATCGTCAGGAAATTTCCAATCCAACTTTTTTTGTATACATGTGCAAACTATACCAGATGAAAAGGGCGATGAGTTTTTTTCGTTATCGAGTGTGGCTAACTTAGTTATATTTACCTCGGCCACGGCCAAACCAATATATGGGTGTATGGGGTCAAAAAAAAGGCTCCAGCTGGGCAAAAACTGAGCTCTAGGGACTCCAATGTTACTGTTGTGAGCACACCGTATTCTTTAGTGTACATATCTGCATGTTAATATACACGCGTAAGTCATTGATTTCATTAGCTTTTTTGCTAATTTCTGAATTTTTCTGTTTTTTTCAGGGCCCACCGGGGAAGAGGCCTAAAACTAAGTTACCTACCTTATTTATCTGTAGGTGAGTAGTCGTCCACCTCTGCTCCTAAAAGCTTGGACAATCGTTCTTTGATGTCGTCCTTGCTCATCTGATCTACAGACGCATTGATGTTAATGTTCTGGGATCTATTGATGGATAAACCAGCTAATTGATTGAGCTCTTTGATGGCTGACACAGCTGCATTGAGCTGTCCATTCTCATACGCTTGCTCTGTTATCTTCCACAGCATACTGCCAGTCTTGGCTGGCGTGATGGCATACTTCTCCCTCAGTTCGTCTTGCTTAATCCTTATAGCCTTAACCACATTCGGATAGTCCTTACCATTCAGGAACTTGTTGGCAGCTTGTGCTGGGAACTCGAAGCCAGCCTTTCGTGCTGCTTCTGTCTGGCCACACGCACCTTCGGTGTAATGCCACACGAATGATGACTGCATCTCAGTCAGTCCATGCTCGTCATCCTTCTCGAATTGTGTAGGTGTATTAACCAACTTCTCTTTAGGTTTTCTTGGTCTTCCTTTCGTTGCCATGTTATTCCTCTATGAATGCCATATACTTTCCATCGTCTATTTTTATTATGGCTATTACGTTTTGTTGCTTCAACTTTCTTATCACACCTGAGTAGTTCTTAACCGATAATATAACAGCTTTGATGTCATATCTTTCATCGCTGGTTTGTATTGTAATCGATTCTAGTTTACTCATCGTTATCCTCATACAGTGTAAGGGGGCAGTGTATAGCACTCAAACTCTTTCTTATGGTGTTCTCTCCCATTTGTACTGTAACCATGATTAATAGTTATATATATAATATAGATACACTAATACACTAATAGTAGTAATAGCCTTATAAATAAAGGAAAGTTCGACAGGGTAGCATTTTTCTACTATACCCTGTTCAGTGTACTCACCCCACCCTACTCTACTCATATACATACATTGCTCCACATTACCACACACACGCTCTCTCTCAACACCTCGCCACACAGGGTAGGCTACCCTACTTCCGCCTTATTCTTACACTCAGGCTGGCTCTGATTCCATGGTCATTCAAGACCTGTTTCAGCTCCGCTAATGCTAAATCACCCTCTCGTCTGACGACCTCACCAGCCTGTACAGTAAGAACGTGCATGTAGTCTTTGTTCTGATTATCAGGCAACGACACCATGACCTCTGACTCACACCCCGGACAATGTAAGTTCGTGTCCATGACGTAACCGTCATCATCACTGTCGTGATCTCCACGCCATATTAATTTCTCACTGCAATGCCAACACCTCATATCATCTCCTCTTATCTCTTAGTAACCACCAATCTTGTAGTGCAACTATCATTTTGTGCACCGCGAGTAATGGCATAAGGACCGCGACTGTGACTAGGCCTACGCCCATCATTGTTATGAACAACCACACAGTCATAAATTCTTTTATTGTTTTAATCATCTCCAAACCGCGCATTGAAACCGCCTGACTCTTCGACAGCGGTATAGTTAATATCATAGACGTTCTTGCCATTGGTCCTTCGCTTCTCTACACCGCGTTCATGTAAGACCCTAGCAGCTTCTTTAAAGTCTGGCATCCTCGGTGCTTTGATGCCCATGTCTCTTAATAGCTTAGTCATCTGTACAGGCTTAGTGAACTCACTATCGAAGTCCACATGCTCCAGCAGTAGATCTTCTACACTGGATTGTGTGCGGTACATTTCATTCGATTCGTTCAGTAGCTCACGCTCATCTGGTGATAGAAACCAATTCATCTGACCCTGTACATACATGGTTTCTTTCACTTCGGCCCACAGCTGTTGCATGTTCACATTATGGTTCACATCTATATCTTTCACAGCGAGTACCCAAAACCTTCGGTTGCCAGACGTGTCCGTCAAGAACTCTCTAGCGTTGACACTGGCGTAGAAAGCCGTGCGTCTTTGGTAAGTAGTAAATGCTCTGTCATACGGCAGTCTAAGTTCGTCCGTCTTCGCCGTGACAAAAGCTTTCAGCTGATCTATGTCTGACTTCTTAAACGTGCTTTCTATCTCGCCCAACTCCACTATCCAGTGGCTAACAGCTCGCTTCACGCTGTCCTTATCACTCGGATTCAACGTAGCGCCTTCCAGCAGCCAACCCTTCTCATAATCGCAGAGTCGCTTGAACCACAGCGTCTTACCTAATCCTTGAGCGCCTTGCAAGACCAGTATGCCCTCTGTCGAGACACCTCTTACTTCGTAAGCAGCGGCCACACAGCTTATCAGCCACTTCTTCATCAGCATTTCTTTGAGGCTGGCACTGTCGTGTGTGACGATGCTATCCAAGAACCTTTGCATACGGCTCTCGCCGTCCCAAGGGATGCTGTCTATCCATTCCTTTACTGGGTTGTATTCTCTAGCGAGGATCTTCAAGTAATCTCTGACCTTAGTATGAGGGATGCCCATATTGATACACCGATCTTCGATCTCAATTAGACTGGCCTCTTCCTTCATATCAGCGATGAACGTCATGTTAGGTATCTCTATCTCCATTCGTTTCTTAATGACGTTGTAATTCACGTCTACGCCGTGTGTTTTGAGTACGCCACCTATGTTGTCCTTAGTATTCAAGAAGCGTCCACTGGCGTTGCGCTGGAACTCATATTCAACGGGTAGGTCTAACTTATCCAATGCGGGCAAGAACTCTCCTTGTAGAGCTTCTGTGTCGTTCTTATGGTCATTGTAGTCACCCTGAGTCTGTGGCATGAGTACCTCGGCCCGACCATTGTTCTTGGTTATGATCTGACAGGCTTTAGTTGCTTCCTTTTCACCCGTTTTACTATCATCATTGTCAGCTATGAATACATGCTTGCGGTCATGGAAAAACTCGAACATCGTCTCTGCGACAGGCGAAAGATTGTAAGCATCAAATGACACGATGACTGGCTGTGAGAAGTCAGCGTAAATACTCGCTGCGGTTGCATAGCCTTCGGCATAATTAATTATGGTGCTGGTTTTGAGTATCTCTTGTCCCAAGATAAAAAAGCTACCGCTTTTTTTAGAACCAGTAAGAAACAGTTTTTTGCCATCTTCATCTATGTATTGCAGTCCGACAATCGCCATGCTTTTGTCATACAAAGGGATGACTAACTGACCGTGTTGGTTGACCCTCAATCCATAAGGTAAGACTTTCTTTCTTTCTAAGTACGGATGTTTTTCACACGGTGTGGCTTTGTCCCAAAGATCCTTGGCCTTCTTAGCTGTCTCCAGATGTTTCTTGGTGAGCTTCTTGACGGCCTCTTTTCTCAGCTCTTCGATCTCAGCTCTCTCTTCTTTAGATATGGTTTGTTTCTTCTTATTCTCTGGCTTCCAATGATGCGTGGGAACATCAGCCGAGGTTCGATAGTCACCCAATCTGCCGTAAGGGACAGACTGATCTAACCACAGCTGATACCACCCTGATAGCTTACGCTTACCACCAACATTGATGTACGCTCGACCTATTGAGCCATCGGTAAGTAAGCCTTTGCTGGGTTCTGGTTCCAACCCGTGTTCAGCTAGAAAATCGCTAAATTCGTGTTGGTAATTAATAGAGAGGGGTTGTTCAAAATTCTTTTTCTTAGGTCGGTTTAGTTTCAGTGACATCAATCATCCTTTTTTTACATTTGCTTAATTTGTATTATTGTGTAAGATACTACATAAATTAATTCAAATAAGCAAACAATATAGGAGACAATTATGAGCTTAACATTAAAACAAGGTGACAACGATTTTCAAAAATTAGAGAAGGGTATATATCATGCTACCTGTTTCAGAATGGTTGATCTCGGTACACAAGACAACACCTATAAGGGTGAAACCAATAAAAAAATGAAAGTGCAAATCGACTTTGAGATTACAGAAGCTTTAGATCCAGACAATAGTGAAGTCAAAATGGCAGACGGTAGACCATTCGGTGTAGGTAAAGAATACACAGCTTCTCTGTTTGAATCTGCAAACCTAAGAAAAGACTTAGAGTCTTGGAGAGGCAAGAGCTTCACACAAGAAGAGCTAGATAGCTTAGAGCTGACTGACTTCTTAGGATGCACGGTAAAAATAGAAGTTGGTTTAACAGGACCAAGACCTGACGGATCTGGTGGTGGTAATCCAAAAATTATAAGGCTATCCGAACCACGCAACGGCACAGAACAAGTAGCTACTGTAAACCCACAGGTTGCATTTGATATGAGTGTTTACTGTGATGAGTTTAATGGCAACAGCAACGCAAACTCTAAAGCCATGTGTGATGTGTTTGATGAAGTACCAGCCTACTTACAAAAGAAAGTAGAAGAGAGTTACGAATACAGAGCAGCTGTAGAGAAAGGTGCTAGAGCATCAACAGTAGAAGTAGAAGCACCAGCAGAGTCATTAGCAGACCTAGCGTCTAGCAGTGATGATGATGATAAGTTACCATTCTAAATAGTTTTCCGTGGGCAGTCCCTACTATCCTTTTTGATCTCACACTCAAACAGGTACTGCCCACACCTTTCACAATATGAAAACAGAAACAGACATGGTTAATCAACCACCACATTACCAAGGTGATATAGAGTGCATTGATTACATACAACAACAGTTGGGTGACAATTTTAGATACTACCTAGAAGGTACAGCCATTAAATACTTACACCGTTTCAAATATAAAGATAAAGAAATAGAGGACCTACAGAAGAACCAATGGTATGTCAGTAAGTTAATAGAAGAATTAGAAAGATTAGAAACAAAGTTCAAACAAGAACTAATGACAGAAGCGAGGAAGTTCATTGAGTAGTTTAGAGTACGACATATACAATTTGCCATCAGCAATAATGATGGAGCACCAGCTGTCACAAGAAGTGATACAAACATTAAATAATTACCTAGATAACAAACTTAAAGATCCATTTAGAAAATCTTTGAGTGGTGATTTGGTAGGACAGATACACCAAGGTGAACAGCTGTCTATGAATTATGAAACAGAAGAACTGCAAGAATTTAGAGTCATAGTCGAGAACTTAGGCATAGCCTATCTCAGACGTTTTGTAGAACAGACGGGCACTATGATAAGGCCCAAGCAAGTAGTCACAGATAAGCTTTGGTCGGTTCACTCTTATGAAGGTGACTACAATCCAATCCACGATCACCTCACAGCAACACCTATGGGCATTAGCTTTACCACTTGGACCAAGGTACCGAAACAAATAGGCAAGACTGCGGAAGGTAAAGAGATAGAGGATTACAGTTTATACAACTCATCTGGAGCTATCGATGGGTTTATTAATTTCACGTATGGTCTTAATCAGACAGCGGATCCAGAAAGATTAAGACCTTCACAGTCTCGATATGTGAAACCAGAGGAGGGTAAGTTACTGTTGTTTCCATCTTGGATGCAGCATGTGGTTTATCCTTTCTTCGGTAAAGGTGAGAGGCGCACAGTGGCGGGCAATATGAATTGCTTTGATGTAACAGAAGAACAAATGAAAGAGGTAGAAGATGGAGTTTAAAGTAGGGGTATACGAAGATATACCATTTGAAGATTATAACGAGATACCAGCTTACAGAGCATCGGATCTAAAAGATGCAGCTAAGTGCATGTACACTTGGAAGAACAGAAAAGGTTTTGTGAGCTCACCAGCTCTATTAGAAGGTAGCGTTCAACACAATGTCTTCTTGGAGTTTCACAACTTCGACAAAGACTTTGTTATTCAGCCACCCATAGACAGAAGAACCAAAGTTGGCAAAGCTGAGTATGAAGACTTCTTGGCCACCGCCGGGAACAGAACTGTTATCACTCAGGACCTGTACGATACTTGTATGGAGCGCAGAGAAACCGTAAAGCATCTAATTCCTAATGGCGAGAACGATAGGACAGAGCTGACAGTTTGCTTTGAATACCACGGCCAACCATTTAAATCTCGTTTGGATTGGTATGACGGCAAGAGGGTATGGGATCTTAAAACCTGTAGGGATGCTTCACCAAGAGGATTCAGGCAAGCGGTAAACAACTTCAACTATCACATGCAAGCTGCACTTTATGTCGATGCCTGTCGTCTTGTTGGTTTACCAGCAGAAGGATTCTCATTCTTAGCGCAAGAGAAAGCACATCCTTATCCTTATGTAATATATGAAATGTCAGATGAATCTATGTTGTATGCCAGATCAAAAAACGAACAGGCCTTGGCTGCAATATTGAACGCAAAAGAAAGTGACAACTATAGTCCATACAACCTAGATGGTGTACAGACTATAGAGCTGGGTGATTTGTATTAGGTTAGTCTACTTCGTCTTCATGTAAAATTTTTGTCGGCCTTGTGTAGAAACCAAACTTAATATCATCTTTAGAAGGATTTACTCTCGCAAAGAAAGATAACCTGTCACCTCTTTCACCGACATAGCCACCCCAAACCTTGAAACCCCTGTCGTCTTGGAACAAACATTTGGCGGTGTCGCCCCATTGTGTTTCTACTTTTTTTATACCTAGAACCACACCTTCGAATTTAATTCTTTCTTCTGTGATTGGCACTGGCTCTGCTTTTTCGTAAGCTTCTTTTTCTTTTCTAGCAGCCTCCTCTAACTCTTTGTCTCTCTGCTCTTTTTGTTCTAACCAAGCAGAGTTGTCATATTCTACTTTTCTGTTTGCTCCTGTGCCCCACTCATTTGTATCTTTTTCTCCGTTCAAGGTAAGTTTTGCATTACCTACAATCTCTTTTGCCTTTTGTACTGCTTGCTCATAATCAGTAGAAAGATTGTAGCAGTAGTTGGTTTTGACGTAAGGTTCTGCAATTCCGTCTATACCTTTTCTGTAGTCAACAAAAGAATATTTAAGAGTATACATAATGTTGTCTTCACCTGTATCAATCCAATAGTGCGCTTCAAATTCCATTACGCTACCTCCGTTCTATCGTAGTGATATATTGGCTCGACCTGTAAAACTTTGACCTCTATACCCAAGTGATATTTAGAAGCAAATGCAGCTATTTGTGCATACGCTTCGGCTAAAGAGTTAAATCTCATAAACCAATTTTCATCATCGTGGTCTACATAATCAATTTTTTCGATAGTTAAATCAAAAAAACTGCCTTCACCATCCAGATTAAATTGAGACTCTTGAATTTTATAAGTTATTGTTTCCATTATTTTACCTCCGTTACAATGTGTTTCCAGCTGGCGTAAGGTTCACAGAACAAACCAGCTGCTTTGAAGTTTGCGTCAAGCGTTTCTTCAAACCCATACCCTAAACCACTTTCACAAGGGTTTACTAAATCCCAACCTACTCCGCCATCACACATAAAGCAGTACGCTTCTTCATGGTCATACTCAGGAACAAAGAACCACTCTTCATTGCCGTATTTTTTTGCTAACTCTTTATTGACTAAATCTCTTACGACAATTTTACCTTCGTAAGCAGCGGCCTTATAAATGTTTTTGAAATAGTCGTTTATAGTCTTGACCAAGACCTTTTCGATTTTTGGTTTAAGATTTTTCATTTTTCTCCTTTTTTGTTAATCAATCTCACATAGACATAATACAGTATATGCACAAATATGCAACTATATATACATATAAATATTAATTAATTTTAAGGTAGGGTATGGTACAAATCTACGGTCCTTTGCTTGTCGCATAACCAAAACACCAACAGATACCTGTCTCCTGATTCTACAGGTAAGCCTTTGTGTAGGTTGATAAAGCTGGGGAACATCAGTGCATGACCTGTGGGTAAGGGCCCTATCTCTCCATAGTTATGAAAAGCAGTACCGCCACCTTTGTAAGAACCTGTATTGAGAGGAACCACCACGCTGATCTCAGCACTATCATCATGGTGCCAAGCGCCTTGCTTTTTATCCACAAGATTGTAGTTGGCTATTTGTATAGTGGTCGGATCCTTGCAGTCTCTTTGCCACAGCGCATTGAACATAGGATTTAAAACTGTTTGCACTACAAACCACATGTTGCGATACAGCTCTGGCACTTGCTCTTTCAAAACAATTTCTGGTATTTGTCGCAGCTCATCCTCTTCCTCATTGCCCACAAAATCTATTTCTTTTTTCATCATCTCTATCTCTTTAACCAATAGATTACAAAAGTGTCTGCGGAACAAAGGCACCTTGTAGATCTCTGGATAGATCTTCTTTACCACCTTATGCACAGGTGTTTTAGGTAAGTCTTGTTGGCCGTCACTGGCTTTATACTTTGCAATCAAAGGCAAAGTGTCTTGTACAGCTTTATAGGTAGGCTGGTTTATCATCCAATGAGACTGCATGCTGAGTAAATAGTTTTTAAGTTTGTACATAGTTTTGTAGTTTATCATATTTTTTTTTAGTATTATTTGTATATTCATACAATTTAATATAAAATCCCCCACATGGACGAAGATAAAAAAATTAGAAAAAGTTTAGCAGTCGACATAGAAACGTATGAGTTGTTACAAGCGGTGTGTAAGTCTGAGAACAGATCAAAGATTGACCAACTAAGAGAATTGATCGGTAACGAACACAAGCGCATACAACAACGCAACGCTGTTGAGGCATAATGTTTAAAAAACTTATGTCGAGTAACAAGGACGTGCCGCAAGCCTACAAACCAGTTATAGAAGCTCCAGAGGTCGTAGAGCTTTTTAGCCGTTTAACCTTGCATCATCAAACCGCATTACTCAGGCTTATATCAAGGAACCTAGAAATCGAAATCGATGGAGAATCCACAATGGGTTACGAAATGGATTACGAGGTGGTAGGTGCTATGATAAAAGCTACAGAAGCTACTGACTAAGCTTTAGATTTCCTCGCCGTTTTTGTTCTTGCAAAAGAGCGATTCTTACTTCTATGCACGGTCCTCAAGTTACTCTTCTTATTATTCAGCGGGTTGCCATCAACATGATGTATGTCCAGATTATCCCCTTTCTTGACCTTGCCCGAAGCTAACGCTTCTCTTCTAACTTTGTTACGAGAAGATCTCTTCTTTATTTGTGCGGGTTTGCTGTGATAGTTAGCGTACTCTTTGGCGTAGTTCCTAGCCATTAGGTCAAGCTTGCGATACCTTGTTGCCTCATAGCGATCTCTCTATCTCTCTCGTCAGGCAAGAGCGTAGGTGAGGCCGCCATAGCTGGGTCTGTCGCCCCAAAAGCGTTACCGCTTACATTTGGCATTTGAAAGTTGTCTATCGACTGTGCCAGCTGTGTATTTTCAGGCATAAGTTTGTCAGATACTTCTGCTGTAGAGACTTCTCTAAAGTTTAATTCATTCTCTAAAGGTCCAATTAAAGGTTGAGCGTTGCCACGAACAGAGGCTGACTGATGCGATTCTATTGGCTCAACCGTTTGCTCCCTCATGCCTTCCATGGTTGCTTGTATTTCTTCTCTTATGGCGGGATTAAGTTCGGCTATTTTGCCCAACCTTATAATATGCTGGCCCATAGACATAGGGTCAAACGCTTGTATTTCTACAGCTTTAGAAAGCCAATTAACATAACTAGAATTGGTCATTAATTTAGCGCCAAGATAAGGATATGCCAGTGTAGATAAACCAAAATCAAAAGCACCAGCACCAACCCCAATAGCTTGACCAAAACTTTCCATACCCGGCAAAACTTGTGCAGCTGTAAACAAAAAGGCATTTCTTTTTCCTGTTCCAGATGGGTTTGCTTGAGCTTTTATAGTTTTTGCTACTCTATCAGATACAGTTTTAAGATTGTTAAGAGCTGGTGCAAGGTCTTTATATTTACCACCAGCAAAAAAAGCTTCTATAGCTTCTTGAGATAGATTATTAAAGTTACGAGCAAAAACCTGTGGATCAAAGCCTTTCTCTGCTATAAATTGAGCAGCCTCCATACCTTCTTCAATGTCTGGCATACCAGCAACACTAGCATTAGGCAAGCCCATTTTACCTAGCTGATAACCAGCCAACACATCAAATTCTTCTGGTGTAAATTGATTTCTAAGTTTTCTTATTCTTTTTCCACTGTCTTTTGCACCAGAAAAAGCATAACGTAAAGCGGCCGATGTATCTGCTTCGCCTTTTTTCAAAACTTTATTAATGAAATCCATGTCACTGCCTATGGCATTGTTTTCTTTTACAATTTTGTTTATGACCTTGTAATCATCTAACAATTTAGGGTCACCCATTTTTACAGATGCGGCTTCTACCATGTCATATAAATCTTTTGTAAGATGACCTATTAATTTTTTTACATTAGCATCTTGAGGGCCTAAAGCACCCTGACTTTCAGCAGATCTTATGCCTTTCATCGTGTCACTTCTAAATTGTTTTAAACGTGTATATGTAAGTTTGCCGCTAGCTGCATCATCAGCTACTTTTTGTGCTTGAAACAAAGCTTTATTTAAGAAATCTTTACCTGTAGCTGTTTTTGATTCATCAATGTATTTGTTTATAAAATTAGAAGTGCTTTTGCCGTCAGAAACTATGTCGTTAGGTATTCTTGCTCCTATATCATTGTACATGCCACTAATTTTAGCGGTGTAATCATCTCTAACTCTTTGTGTAGACTTCAACAAAGAATCAGCCGTTTCATCAAAACTTCTTATACCACCATACTCCATTGCCAGTCTTCGATTTTCTTTTTCCATTTGGTCAATAACACCGTCAGTAGCTCTACGCATTGTGATAGTAGAAGTAGGCATCATTTCTAATCCGCCCTCCAAAAAATTAGCCACAGGATTTCCTGTAACCATTCCTACCGTGGGGTTGGCTACAGCTTCTGAGGCTGGATCACCTCCTTTAGCCACAGCGTTAAAAGCATCTAAAACTTCTTTATTGGTTTTATTTAAACCATCTTTTGGAATTCTAACCTTGCCCCCAACAAATTTAGCACCCCTCCACACGCCACTCAAAACAGGACCAGCAGCAGCGTTCATTGTTCCTGTGTAAGCCATATCAGCAGCAACTTCTAAACCAGTTCTTGAGTCCTCAGTCTCGCCAAAAAAATCCAAGGCTCTTATGTAAGCTTGCCTTGCTACAGTGCTACCGACACCTTCTCCAGCAACAAATCCAGCAGTGCCTCCAGCTACAGTGCCGATTCCGGGTAGCGCTAATGTACCAGCAGAAGCTCCGCCTATAGCACCAGCTATACCACCACCTATGGCTCCAACTGTTTCTGCTATTTCTGGGCCTATGTCTGCTGTTAAATCTGCTAAAGTAAGACCGAAGAATCTACCACCGCCGTCTTCATCAAATAAAGTTAATTGTCCCGTCTCTGGACTGGTGTAAACAAAATTACCGTCACCAAATTTGTTAGCTCCGTTTTCAGGATCAAAGATTTCTACAGGCATTGCATCTGGGTAAAATTGTTGCAAAGTGGTTAGTCTATCTTCTTCTCTTTGTGCTGCATTAACCTGTGCTCTGATTCCTATGGGTGCTCCTGTTTTTGTGTCTATAGAATCTGACTCATCGATTTTTGCTAAGTCGTATAGCAGAGCATCGTCATAACCAACTTTACTATCATTCTGTACAGTAGGAGTTGCAAACTCTAACAACTCGTCATCTGTTAAATCATCATAAATATTACTCATATTCTTTACTCATTTACCTATTTAAAATCTGGTGGCAACAATCCTTTTTCTATTGCTTTTTTCTTAAATTCTGCGTTTGCTCTGGCTCTTTCTTCAATTTTATCTTGTCTGTCTGAGTCTAAAATACCCTTATCAATGGCAACTTCTGCGGCCATTTCTTTGTAGGCATTACCTCCCGCTTCTCGCATGCCAATCAACAAAGATCTTCTGGCTTCTCTTTTTTCATCGACTTGTCTCTGTTCGTTACCCACCACTGGAAAATAAGTTATCAGAGCACTTACAATTTCTTCTGGTGGTATAGCAGCACCCGATACGTCTCTTAAATGTGCCATAACCCAAGCACGAGCAGCTTGGTCATAAGATTGCACATCCTCAGACACAAAATTTCTTAACCAAGGCATATCTGTACTTGCTTCTTTTATGTATTGTTCAAAATTACCAGTAATGCCAGTAAATTCACTGCTAAAAGTTGATAAGTCTGACTTATCCTCTATATCGTTTATTACACGATTGGCTTCATCCATTATTATCGAATAAGTGGCCTTTTTTAGTTCTGCTTCCGCAAATTGTGATTTTCCTGAATCCAATATAACATCGCCCACTTCTACGTTACTTGTTGGCTTATCATTTTCTTCAATAGATTCGTCAAATTGGTCAAAAATATTACTCATTTAAAGACCCTCTGGTAATGCACCATACTTTTCTATAAATGCACTTCTGTTTTCTTCTGTGTCATTCGTTTTTAAAAAATCTATAGCTTTTTGATTTGGTTTTTTTCTTTCGTATCTTTCAAAATCTATGGTAGATGTAGTAATAACAGGTACCACCGTACTACCACTTGTTTGATAAGAAGTTTTAGGAGCATTTATGATGTCTCTTGCTTGTTCATATTGAGGTAAAAAATCACCGTTGCTATCATACATCAAACTGTAATCTTTTTTGGAAGCCGCTATTTGTGCTTTTGTAATATAATTTCTAGCTTGGTTTTCAAGACCAGAACCAGCGAAATAATCACTTGATCCTCTAGCCTCTATTTCTGCCTCTAAAGCTTTAGTCGCCGCCAGTTGTCTATAATCAATACTCTTTTGTCTTTTATCTTGCAATTCACCGTAAGCTTTTAACACTAAACTTTGTTTCATTTGCTCTGCTTTATTACGTCTAGCTGCCTCTGCATCATTAAACATTTTAAATCCTTGAGCAAAACCGTAGCCAATAGAAGGTGCTTGGCCACTAGCAGCTTGTGCCGTCAAACCAGCAGATATGTTACTAGCCAAATCATAGATACTTGCTCTCCTAGTAGACGGAAACAAACCAGCAAGTTCTTCTGCTCTTTTTACAGCATCATTTATATCAACATTTGCCGTGCCTTGTTCCATTTTTGCAATATCAAGATAGGCTTGCTCGATATCTATATCGCTTGTAGGTAATGCCATTACTATCTTTGTCCTTGGTTCATAAAGTTACCGATAGCTCCAAATGCTCCTAAACCAGTTGCCAAGCCAGCCTGTAAAGCAGACGGCCTTGGTGAGAACTGGGTTTGTGTTGTGAACTGACCAGCTGGTGCCATGCTTACAAACGGCGCTAATGCTTGGTACTGAGCTAGTGGGGCCTGTTGTGCTTGTAATTGGTTTCTTCTTTGTGCATCCAACACAGCTTGATCTTGTTGTTGTTGCATACTACCTTGACCCATAAGTTGATTGTAGTCAAAAGCACCAGCCTGTTGTCTAGCAGCGCCTAAGTTTTGTAAGTTACTACCTAAACCAAACTGAGCATTGGCTAAACTTTGTCCATATTGCGATTCTAAGGCACCCATATTACTAAGAGCACCAGCACCAGTCTGAGCTGCTCCAAACCTTGTACCAGCTAAACCAGCTAATGTAGATCCTAAGTTTTGTTGTGCACCGAGTTGAGCTCCAGCCAAACCAGTCAGCTGACTGCCCAAGGCTTGTTGTGCACCCAGTCTTTGGCCTGATAAACCAGCTAAACCAGAGGAAGCGAGTCGTTCTGCTTGTCTTTGCCTTGCAAACTCACCTAAACCTGTCTGTTGAGCCTCTGAGAAGCCTCTTGACCTTATTCCACCCAGAGCCTCACCTAAACCCCTCCCCAATGCTTCACGTCTCTCTCCAGCGCTTAAACGAGCTCTTGAACCAAACGCTGATTCACCACCTGTTTGTATGTCTCTAGCTCTAGCGGCCATGTCCTGTTTTTCACCCGCTTCAAATACATCGTCAATGGTTTGTTGGACCACTCGATCTTCGTAAGGATTGTAGAACTGACTGGTTAAACCTTGGTCATAAGCACCTGTAGTGCCTCTTAATAAGCCTTCTGATTCTCCTATTCTTCTACCAAATCTGTCTGTAGCACCTATACCTCTACCAGCTATGCCACCTAGTTGTGTACCGAAGTTACCAGCAGCTCCTCTTGCTATACCTTCTACACCACCTAATTCACCTTGTAAGCCGCCAATACCACTCTGTAATGCCTGTAATCCCTGTTGTTGAAAGCCTCTACCTCTTTCTATGCCTTGGCCTATATCTGAGACACCTTGTTGAAAAGCACCTTCTGCGCCTGACAAGAAACGATCTTGTATGCCAACATTTCTTCTAGCTAGATCCATGCCAGCTGTCTGATCTCCTGTGAAACCAGCTCTTTGTTCTTCTACTACTCTGGGGGTGCCGTCTGGATTAAAGAAGGTTGTTTCTGCTGCTTGCATAGCGCCCGGTATGAATCCACCTTGCCCATCTAAACCAAATAATAGTTGTTTGCTTAAAGCGTCTAATCCTGTTTCGTTTCTAACCACACTCCCAATATAAGGTTGTTCACCAAAAGCATCATAGCCAGCACCTGTGTATGGAGCTAGTTGTTCAGCTGGAGGAGTTATTGTTCCCCCTTGTGTTGGGTCAAAACCAGCACCTACTGTATCTACTGGAGCTGGTGTTGTTACTGGTTCATCCCTATCGTCTATGCCATTGCCATTGCCATCTTGAAAGTCTGCTGTTCTAAATGATGGTGGAGCTACAAGAGAATTACCTGTACGCATCCGTTCTTGGTTTTCTGGACTATAAAAATCTAAAAAATTGCCCGTTCCATAAGGGTCTTCAGGTGTTCCTACAGGTACAGATGGTGTTGTTACATCTGGTGCAGAAACTGGTGTGGTTACAGGTAGTGGTGGTGGAGTGTAAACAGGATTGGTTGCACCAGTCACTCTTTCGTATGGGTTAAAGTCTCCAGTCACAGCATTATTACCATCGTTATACCCAGTGGTTATTGGAGCTGCTACAGGTGCAGATGGAGCTGCTACAGGTAGAGATGGAGTTGCTACAGGTAAAGATGGTGTTGGAGTAGCAACCTCTGGAATAATATTAGGTAAAGGTGTTTGTGGTGTTATACCAGCTGCTATTAAGTTAGCATTTATCTCTTCCATGTTAAGTTGTGGTATCTGTACTGTTTGACCACCCGGTAATGTAATGGTTTGCATAGGAACATTTGTATTAGGTATAGCACCAATGCCAGTGAGTTGTTTTACAGGCGTTACTTGTGGCAGAACACCCATTTGTGGTAAAGCTGGAGCGTCTCTGCCACTACTAACTCTGTCAAATAAATTATTAAAAAATGCCATATTACTTCTTTAAGCTGGTCCTGTACGACTGCTAAAAGCCTCCATTAGTTGATACATAGTTTCGGTACCAGCATCTCTGCTAGGCTTACCGCTTGGAGTGAGCGTCACTATGCCACTATCATTGGTCATTTTGTATGAACCAGCGCCTCTTACAGCCTGTCCTGTCATAACAAACTCACCGTCAGATAACATAGCGGGTATATCATCACTGGTTTCTGTACCTTCGCCGTTAATCTGTCCGTTCATTCTGTTGAAATCTTCCATGGCTACATTGCCGCCTTCGGCGTAAGCCATTGGCATAACATAACCACCCATGTTGTAACCCATTCTATCCACAACTTCTGGCGCTACTTTTCTTAGTGCTGCAATGCCGGGTCCACCTTCTTTAAAATTCTGTACAGTTCCGCCATACATCATCGGTTGTGGATCTTCATTGTTAAAAGCTTGAGATAGTCTTTGTCCACCGCTTAACTGTGGAAATGTATTGGCGGGTAATAAACCAAACTCGACAGGGTTTGGTGCTTGTTGGCCCATCTGCCTAGCTATTTCTGCTTGTAGGTTATATCTACCAGTAGCATCCATTGCGACTACAGGAGACAAAGATACACCTTTCTGATCTTTGGCTTCGTCATAAGCAAGCTTACCTAGCTTGCCAGCTATACCACCCGCTAAAGCCATGCCAGCTAAACCGCCAAGACCACCTATGCCACCACCTTGTCCACCTTGTCCACCAGTCATGCCACCATAAAAATCACTTAAACCACTTTGACCACCTAAACCTATTGCATCACCAATAGATTTGATACCTTGTGGTGTTTGTCCTCCAAAGAAACCACCCGCTGTAGGTTTTGGAGCGTAGCCAGAAAACTGCAAATCTTTCATAATGTCTGCATCAGACATTCCTTCTGCTCTTAATCTTTCTACTCTAGTAGCAGCACCCGGAACCGAATTTGCAATATCATCAACGCTTTGTTGTGGTTGTCCTCCACCCATACCAAAAGTTTGGCCAAGATTACCCAACAAACCTACCTCGTCTTGCCCCGGCAATAAATATTCTTTGGCACGACCAAAGATACTGCCACCAGACATTTCTCCAGTCTTTGGATTAAAGTCTGGTGCTTTAGTTATGTTGTCTAAAAAATTCATATTATCTGCACCTTTAGTAAAATATTCTTTTGTTCTGGCAAAAATATTACCAGATGGTTGTGTTCCCGCAGCTATACTGGCTTTAGCTCCAGCTGCTGCTTTATTAGCACCCGCCCATTGAGCTGCTGCTTGTATAGGACTGATATTGCCTTTGGCTACGTCATAAGCTGTGTAACCTTTTGTAGCTATGGTAGCTGGTATTTGCCAAGGGCCGGGTATAACCGAAGCTACCTGTGCTATAACCCTACCTTTCTTTTTAATTGATTTAGCCGTTTTCTTTAACCAACCGTGTTGTTCTTGGCCTGTAACTGGGTTTCTTAAATTTGCTATACCCTGACCGAATACAATAGTTTCTGGGTCTATACCCGATTTCATTGCTTCATCTTCGATTAAAGACTCTATTTGTGGAGTAACCAGTTCTCTTGATAAATTTATATCGCCCGTTCTGACGTGTGCGATCATGTCGTCTTCGCCACCAGTTAAAGCTAATTGATTCATCAAATCGTTATAAGGTGCTTGGCCTTGTATGATAGTTGATTGAATCGCCTCATCTATTTCTTCTAGCTCTTCTGGGTCGTTAGTGCCTTGCTTTTGCATCATTAAAGCATTTATTGCTGCATTGAGCTCTTCTGGTGACATGGTTTTTTCAACGGCCTGTCTGGCTACGTCTAATTCTGTGTTACCTTGCATGGGCATCATAGCTCTATTTAATTCACCTTCTGTAAATTGTGCGCCGGTTCTCGGCCTCATAAATTCACCGATTTCTTGTTCAGTGAGCATTGCCCCAGTTTGTCCACGCAAACCACCCATAGGTATCTCTGGATTAAGGCCTTGACTAAGCCTTTCGATTTCTTGTCTTAGCTCATCTTCTGATATAGCAGCACCTGAAACCTGTCTAAGATTTTGTAATGCTTGCGTTCTAATTTCTTCTGGTGGCATAGCTGCACCTGATACGTTACCTATAGCAGCCATTTCTCTAGGATTTACATAAGGATTTCCAGCTAAACCTTGTAAGGCCGCAGAAGCACCAGCACCTAAACCAGTAGTAGCTCCACTTAAAGTAGAACTCATATCTTTTAACATTTCTCTCATTCCCGCCATATTCTTAACCTATTGTGTTCATACTATCACTTCACTTATTGTAGCACCAAGTTCCGTAATGTCATGTATACCATTGCTCCAAATCCCAGCCATAGACTGGACCCGTTATGTTTACTGTAACATTGCCATCTAAGGTTACGGTTACAGCTCCTACAGAAGCTTTCGCTTCTAAACCAAATTGTGGACCTACTGTTAGATTTACCCACTCGTCACCATCATATACTTGCAACTCTTCTGTTGTGGTGTTCCATATAACGTCACCAGCAGTAAAAGAACTAGAATTACGTTCAACGTCTGTATATTGAGGAGTAGCAGTAGTGTCAAAACGACCTAGATTCAACTCCATGATACGAACCAAGCGATTGAATGTATCTATAGATACCATTTCGCCTTGAGCTATGGGCAGTCTGGTTTCTAGTAGCTTGCCCACTATCTACGACCTGAACTTTGTACGTCTAAACGTGTTGCCCCAAGCCTCCACCTGTAGTCTTTACGACTAGCAGTATTGTCATCATCTGACTCAAACCTAAGTACCAACTGCCTACTTCTGGTTCGCAGACTAGAGAAAGTAGATGTATTCGTTACTTGAGTAGTAGAGTCTGTAGTTAAGCTGTCACCATTAAAGTTTCTACTTTTAACTACTATATTCATGGCTGGTGATGGCGCTGTGCCTGACTGTGTATCAAACTTTATATCAGGTATAAGCTTTTTAACAAAAGCAAAGTTCTCGCCATCAGCTATGTCTATGTCTGCTGATTCTATAAAGACACCATCCATGGCATTGTCATCATCATTAAATCCTGTTTCATGTAAGAACAAACAACTTGTAGAAGAACTTGTGCCTGATGCTATAGGTTTGTTTTCAATACCAGCATCTAGCCAAGCATATCTAACTAAAGAACCTATGCTCCAAGAATTTTCTTCGTAGTTGTAAATAACATAACGTGAAATTTCATCAGTTCCATCTTCTAAGGATGGATAGAAAAACCACACTTCTGCAAATTCAGTATTAACAGCGACATGACATTTGTAAGCTTGAGATACGTTTAGATCAGAGAATACATAGTCTTGTACTGAACAAGGTAATTTTTGTACAGAACCATTGTAAAAATAGAAAGCATTTTTGGACATAAAGAATACACCTGTAGGTGAGTTACCAAATGCTTTAGGTCCTATCAAACCAGCACCTTCGTTAATTAAATTAACTGCAAATATAAGAGGTGGTCCTATAAAGGTCATGCTATACAAACTGGTATCTGTCCACACCAATACTTCTTGTCTTGATTTTAGACCGCCAACTATAAGAGAACCGCTAGACAATCTAACATCACCAGCACTATTTGTGCTCAATGGCTCAAACTCTAAAGCATTTTCAGAGTCACTAAAGGCTATAAGCATAGGATCTACAGCACCAGTCCTAGCACTACCGCTTATTGGGTCAGCTCCTAATACTATTAAATGTCGATCTGTTTCTGATGTAATGACCTGTAAACCTACAGTGGGTACTAAGTTAGCACCAGATGTACCTGACAAGCTGACAGCTCTTGTAGACAGGCCATCGTTCTCTACCCATCTGTAAATACTGCCACCTCTAGGATTTATAATTAAATCTTCACCAAAGTTATCATGTGTCCACAGTCTTAATTGTCCAGTATCAGACAAAGCATTTGTAGATCCAAATGTACTAGCAGACCATGCTCCAGAACCCCAACCAGCAGCTTGTACATAAACATCTAAGCCTGAGTTTATTTGGTAAACACCATCAACTCCAGAACCACCATTACCACTGTCACTACTGTTTGCAGTAACAGTATCTCCGCTAGTGTCTTTGGCTGTAAAAGTAAAGGTGTTGGCATTAGCCACACCTGTAATCTTATATTCTTGGTTTAAAACAGCAGCTGTTATCAGGCCACCTAGTGAAACAGAACCAGCTATAGTTACAAAGTCACCCACTACTGCTCCATGACTTGAATCAGTAGCTGTTATTAAAGATGAACCATCAGTAGCAGCGAAAGTTATGCCATTAGTGGTTGTAGCTCTTATAGGAGTAATATCGTTGTAACTACCACCATTATCTATGTAGTATTTAGATGTAGTGCCAAAACCAAGATAGCGTGAACCACCGAGTGAGATCCAACTGTGTAGTGCTCTGGCTGTGTCAAAAAATACGTTGGTGCTTTTTTTTGCCCAACCACCAACTTTTTCTACACCGCCTTTTCTGAAACGTACTAAATTACCATCGACCCAACCATTTTCATTAGAATAGTTAGTTTCTTCTTTGTTAATTCCCGGCTTAAAATTAAATTTTGTGAGTGGCATCTCTTAACTCTACCATTACTAAAATAAATTTAAGCTATTCTTATGATGGCAGCAGTCGCACTAGCTGCTGGAAAAACGACCGTGAAGTCTCCAGCTGTGCTTGTCTTGTCTCCTCCAAAATCAATAGTAGCCAAAGCTTTGTTTGAGTTTGTTGAGTTGTAAATTAGACAACCTCTAGCAGTCACTGTAGCTGTACCAAATGTCAGGTCAGCAAAATCTACAATAGCTGTAGTACCAGATATTGCTGGTGTCACGTTAGTCAACGCTGCTCCAGCTGCTGTGTAATTTGTACCAGACACTTCTTGTGCAGTTGAGTAGGCTGTCGTGCCAGCTCCCATAGTTGCTGATGATGTGTATAAAGCTAACTTGATAGAGTCAGCTCCGTTAGTGAGATTGTGTCCTTCAACAAGAATTTCTTGTTTAAAACTTGTGCATATTGCTGATGTAATTGCCATTTCTTAAAGCTCCTTTATTATCCTAGCCATGTCTTCATGGCCTTGTTGCCTTAATAAATTCACATATGTCACGTTTTTAGAATTTATTGCGTTCTTAATACTATGTAAGATTACAGTATAAACTTGATTTTGAAAAGCCATAGCCTGTTGTTTTACATGCTCTGGTGCATCCATAGAAATCTCACATATTTTCTTAGTCGCTTGTTCTGCCCAAAACTCAGGGTCGTGCCCTTTGTTCTGTGTGGTGTGAACATTAACTTTTCCTAATTGTATAAAACTATCTGTCATCCTTTATATGGTTCTGGTGGTTCTTCATCTTTATGTAAAACCAATCCATGTTCTGCTAATTTTTCGTCTATATCTTCAAATGGACCTATGATCCATTTACCTTCATGTGGCACTGCTACTAATGGTTTATCTAATCTATGGAAACCGTATAGCCTATCTGTTGCTACTACATTAGAGTCTAACACTGTAGATCTTGAACTAATACCTACCGTTATGTCTGCTTCCATACACTTGCATATCCAAAACTCTACACAAGCTCTGCCAGCTTCTGCAAAGTGCATGTTCTCTTTGTAAGAAAAATCTATGCCGTATAAGTCAATAGCGCCAACCTTGTTAAACAAAGCAAAAGCAATAGCATAAGCTACTGTATTGTTGAGATAAGCACAGCGGGTAGCATTACAAACATCTTCTATTGGGTAAACCACAGCACTAGGAACTCTGTCGTCAAGCTCACAGGTATAAATAGGATAATCTGCTTCGGGTAGTATTCTAGTCAAAGCACTGGTTTGTTTACCCGCATCGTTACTATCAAAAAAACGACTTGCTGGATCTAACATAAACATTCTGTCTGTTTTGTATACAGCAGCTGCTGAGTTTATGGTCCAAACTTCATCCCAAGTTTTACCATTCTCTAAACCCACAGCAAAATCTACTTGAGATATGCCAAGGCCTACTAGAGCAACTCTCTTGCCCTCTAATGATTCAATGGGTTGCACTAAGATATGCCAGTGCGTAACTGATCGTATCTATATTCATCGCGTGTGCCACGACCTTCTGATAGAGTTTTCATTCTGCCAACTGCCTCCTTAAATCTAGCCTCAAATTGGCCAATGACATCAGGGGGTTCTTTTAGAAAGATAGCTCCTTCTACTAAACTTCCGTACAACAAAGCATCTGGATAATCAGAACTTAACACTGTTGTACCGCTGTCACTACCACTCGTTAAAGAGGCTGGTTTATACAAATAATGTAATTCAATAGTATATGCGGAGTCTGGAACTGGGGCAAGTTCAAAAGAAGTATCATCAAACTGTGAATAATACTTGGGTTGTCCTGTAGCAGATGAAGAGGGTGCATACTCTTTAATAAAAGACGCATGCTTAAAATCTAAGTAATCGTATGTATTACTGCTAGTAATTGCCAAACTAAATGGCGCATAAAAATCTGTTGGTGTTGCTAGAAATCTATTACTAGCAGTTAGGGTAGCTGAAACATTTTTTCTTTGATACGGCAGCTGAACCATATTGAATATGCGATCTTCTGCTTCCTGTATAAATCTAGGCAGTTGTGTTGTAAAAGTAGTTTCTGAGACTTGTAAGTAGTCTTGTACTGCTGTTTTAAGTGTTGCTAGTGTAAAACTCATGTTGTTATCGTGACTGTTCCAAGGCTTGCTGTCAATTCAAAAGAGGTCAAGCTAGTGCCTAATTTTCCATCTCCAACATTAGTGTAAAGTGTAAAAAAGTTGTTGGTGTCTTTGTTTTCTGTCCTAGCATCTTTTATAGCTTGTGGATCTACAGGCGAAGGTTTTGGCATAAGCTGTGGATGTTTAGCATTCCATTGATCTTTACCAACCAATAAACCGTCCCACGTTTTCCTTAGATCTTTATGTTTGTAGCGAAAGCCAGTGATGTCACAAATTCCATAAGCATTTTTGTTGGATGCAAAAGCCATTATGCGTTGTTGTAGCTTCTTAGGTTAGGAGATATGTTGAAAGAACTTCTGTCTTCATCGGTAGACAGAGCTCTGTCAAACTCTTCTTCGTATATAGCTTTAAGTTGTCCTGTCAGCTGTGGTGCTCTTTTCATAGACATGTAGTAAGCCAAACCAGCTGTTAAACAAGGATAAAACCTAAACGGTAGATCCATTGTATTAGTAGCAGAGTCTGCGTCATCCATTCTAGTAAGCACGTTCATGTGAACAGTGTAAGTGCTTGAGAGATCAGGTGTTGGCCAAACAGTTATTGTAGGTGACAGCTGCTTGTCTATGAAGTATTGATTTGGTTTACCTGTAGATGACTTATTCGTAATGTGTGCATACTCAGCTCTACTGAGTCTGCTTAAAGGTATGTCTGTAGTTTCTGAACCAGAGGTTTCTCTGATAAATACGTCTAGCACATCAATAGGTGCAGTAGCGTTGATACTATCAACATTGTATGTTTTGCTATCTTTCACCATGGCTACAGTTTTTTCTGCAACCGTCCATTGGTTAAGTCCTCTATTGGCCCACTCTGCCAACATAATATTTAAACTTCTAGTTGCGCTCTTGAGGTCGTAACCAGTGCGTAGCTCTATGCCACATCTTTCAAAAGCTTCTTCAATGTATTCAGCTACATCAGGCTCAAAATTCTTACTGCTACTTGTCGCCATGTTCTTTATCCTCTGGAGCGTATAGATTATCAAATGTTATGTTTGGGTCCATATAGCTCTCATGTTGTTCTGCTGAATGTGTCCATTGTGAAGGCATAAAATCAGGAGCTCCTTCACCAACACGCCACAAGGCTGGGTTTGTTGCTCTTACTCTATTGTTAGGTAGAGCCACAAAGTTACCAGTCCAAGGACCAGCTTCTGTTAAATATAACACATGTGACTGCTTATGTTGAGCTGGGTCATCAGCTATCGAGTTATCTGTGTAGTCAACTGTAAACATATACTTACCTGTTACGAACTCTCCTCCTATCTTACATATCCATGGAGATGAGCTTACCCTGTCCATAATAACCACAGAATGGTCGTGACTCAAGCAATCCCAAGGTTGTGCTAGATGATCTTCCATTGGTTCTGGCCATTCTTCTAAAGGCACGTCTGCTACTAAAGCCTGTATGGGCATCCTTGCCCACATAGCTCCGCCATGTACATTTGGTGCATCTTCCATGTCGTCTATTTCACAACCTGTAAAAACCACCTGAAAAGACAATGATCTGTCTGGTAATGTGTTTACTGCTATAGCTAAAGCGTGTAGATACTCGCCATGATAATTGCTATGGTTAGCCGTAAACTCTTTTCTTACCCAGCATTTAAACTGGGGTATGTTTGATATTAAATACGCCACAATATTTAATCCTATTATTTATTTAGATTGAAAAGTCGCCACCTCTGATAGCTGCACCCATGCCTCTTGCTACACCTTTTGTTTTGCCAATACGACCACCTTTTGACATGTATTTGGTGCCTTTACTACTAGCGCCACCGCCTTTTGACATATACTTAGTGCCTTTGCTTTTGCCTTTAGCCATGCCACCTTTGGACATATATTTAGTGCCTTTAGCTGCTCCGCCTTTGTTCATACCCTTAGTGCCTTTCATAATTACTCCTATCTTCTGCCAAACAAACCATTGTTGTTTGATCTTGATTTACTTATCTTACCACCTGTAGAGGCGAATGTAGAAACATTAGTTGGCTTACCACCAACACCTTGTTTTTTTGATCTCTTGCGTTTTACAGCAGAAGATATTTGTTTTTTACTCATGCTAGAAGCTTTAGAGGCTGGTACGCACTTTGGATAACTTCGTTTAGAACCTTTGGTTTTAGATCTACCGCATTTTTTATAGCCACCACCTTTTTTTGGTGCGCCTATATCAACCCAGTCATCTTTAAACCACTTCGTCAAACTCATGCTTACACTCTAGGCATTTTTGTTTTCTTTCTTCTGTCATTCTGTATCGCACCGCAACCTCTGCCCTGAACCATGACTGAACCGCCTTGGTTAAACTTGATTGCTCCACCAGCAGCTTTCTTTTTACCCTTATACTTGCCACCCATTTTTTTATACTCTTTAACCATGTAAGCATTAGCATAGGCTGATGGGTAAACATCAAACTTAGCTTTGGCCTTACTTTTAGCTTTTCTGTATAAGCTTGGATTTGATACGCTTTTAGGTACTTGTGATCTTGATATTGCCATTAGCACTTCCACCTTCTTCTTGCTTGCCTAATTCGTGAGTTAGGGTCATTTTTTGTTTTAGCAGAGCTTTTCTTTAATTGTCCAAGCGACCTTGCACAATAAGACTTACGCCTTTTAGCTGCCGTGCTACCTTTCTTTACTTTGCCTGTTACAGCAGTTTTCAACTTAGAACCGGGGTTAGCTTTGCGATAAGCAGCTACACCCTTTTTAGTCATGCCAGCGCCTTTACTGGTAGGGCGGTAGTTACCGCCCTTTCCAGTCGTCTTGCTTATAGGTTCAGCTTTTTTTCTAGGTTTTTTTACAGCCATTCATTAATAATTCTTATTCAAGACCAATATGATCGAATAAGTATCACCACTTGAATGTCCTACAGTTGTTAAATCAATATCACCTGTTACACCACTACCCGCATTATTGGGTATGCCTGTAAACAAATCATAGTATTCATCACCTGTGCTATCTGCTGGTAAACCAGTTAAAAGTACATTTGTACTAGCATCAAATTCAAGATTGACACCCATACCTCTTGTGGCCCAGTAAATACGAGCAATGGAAACAGAGGAACAAGCGACACCGCTATTATTTGATCCTAAAGCCGATACATCAACCTTTTTGACAGCACTTTCTCCTGTACCGTCAGATACATTGGTAAACTTCAAGATGGCAATGTTTAAGCCATCTTGTATTGTTTGTGAGGTTACTGCGTCTGCCATAATTTACTCCTAGCTTAGATTCATGTTAATGAGTGAGTATTCTGTATTAGCTGATACAGCCATTACATCACCAATTTCCATTAACACGTTATCTGTTGCTGGAGCAACTCCACCAGCTGTTCCACCTGAACGTACTGCTGCGTTACCTACAACTAAAGTTCCTACAGTTAGCAAAGCTGCTGGTCCTGAAATTACTGCCCAACCAAAATAGTCTGCTGTTAGATCAACTACTGTAGCTCCCATAATCGCACCTGTTTCTGTTGCTGGAGCAACAATAAGGTCGTTATTTGGGTCGGCCAATAATGATAGTTGCGAGCTAGTTGTTAAAGCAGTTTTAAGTGCATCGTAACAAGTTATTACTACTGATGGGTCTGATGAATGATCGTGAGCTGGATTAGATTTTACTCTAAGCATTTGCCCTTCACCATTTACGTCATTTACCCAAAGATAACCATTTGCATATTGATTTAATGTTAAATCAGTACCACCTGTTTCTACAGAAATAGCTGTTTCACCAGCTGCTACTGCTGCTGTTGCTGTCATATTTGCGTGGTCAGAGACTATTGCTGGTTGTTGTAAAAGCTTACCAGCTGTTACTCCTGTTCCACCTACTCCAACATAACGATAAACATTATTTCCATAAACCAACTTAGCTCCTAATGGAAATAGTTGTGTTGCACTTTCTGCGTAAGGGTTAGCTGTACCATATTGACTGCCTCCTTTACCTACGATTAAATCAGCTGGTCCAAAACCAGTTGCTGCAACATATTGAATATGTCCACCATCATCAGTAAAAATATTACCATCAGCGTTTATTACTAAACCATCAGTAACTGTACCTGTCGATGCAGCTACGTCTATAGTTTTAAAACCACCTTGGGACCTGACTGGTCCACTAAATGTCGAATTTGCCATAATTTCCTCCTTCGGAAATAAGTCTTATCATCTCGGCTTGTCTGCTAGGTCAGTTGATAAAACAATATAAAAAAATCCTAGTAGTAAAATCATACTACTAGGACCTTAAATTAGCAAACTATAGAAGTGTCTTTAGCTCATCGATGCAGCTCTCAGCATCTTTAAAAAGTATGCCTATGCCTCCAGCACCTTTCCATGCGTCTATGTTTTTTTCAGTATCATCTATGAGTATGTAACCTTCTTTTGCAAAAGCAGCTTTCTGCACACCCTTGAAAGTACAAGTTATAACCACATCTTTATCGACATGCTCTCTTATCCATTCTATTTTATCGTTGGCCACTATCTGTCTGTTTTGCATGCCTGTACAGGTGAGTATTTCCCAATAGATCCCTTTGGCCTCACACTCTGTTTTTATGTGTTCCATAAGCTGGTGCATACCGTCAAGCACCGGCAAGTTTCTAAATAAACCATTGTTGCTAAGTTCTATCTTTCTTGAGTCGTAGTCGTGCACATTTACAAACGGCCCGTTTAGATAATTGGGTCCTTCGACCCCTTTTATGAAATCAGCTAGTACACCGTCCATGTCTACAAATATTTTTTTTATCATCCCATCTCCTTTTCAAATTCTGTTTCTTCTAGTTCCCAAGGTCCATAAGTTCCGTTTGTCGTTACCCAATGCCCGATTTCTTTTTTATCGTAAAGATACACGTCTTCTGGATTTATTTTGCCAATCTCGTAATATTCTTCTTTAGGAAATGTAATGTTTGTTTCTGTGTCCAGACACACTTGGTCATTTATCTCTACCCAAGCATGTCCATATTTTTTATCTTTTACATAACCAGTTTTACCTGTTACTAAACCGTGAGCAATTTTTATGTCTTTGCCACCTTTATAAAAAAGCTCTAACCACTTTTTTAAAGATGTTTCAAAACAAGTTCCAGCCACTATGCTGCCTCCTTAATTACGTTCTCAACCTCTTCCCAAGCGATAAAATCGTCTCTTCCATAAAGCAAGTCGCCCGCTAATCTTTTGTATTCGTAGTCGGGGTTATTAGAGACGCCTAAGTTGACCTTGCCTCTAACAAACTCTTCAAGTTTTTCTAACGCCTCGTCTTGTAATCTCCAGTCGTATTTAATAAACAAGAACTTAGTCTGAGGTATGTCCTCTCTCAAGTTGCTGTTTTCGTAAATATCATACATGCCATCGAAGTGACCATATTTATATTTGGCCAACTCCTCTTTCAAGGTTTTGTAAACCTCTGGATCAATTATCTCTTTGATCTCGACATCTACATTGTTACCCATGCTGTATTGTTTGCTTCTTACGCTGGCCTTAATATTTTTCTCTTTTAAGATCTTTCTTATCTCAGCCGCGCATCTTACTACTTCACTTTTATATGCCATCTTTACACCCCCAACATTTTAATTACAGCTTCGATCACAAAGACTAAAGCAAACATGTTAAACAACCCAGCAAGCATGCTCCATTGTTCCAAGAAATTAAGCACTCTTATCATTTTTTTTCTCCTTTATTTATTAATCTCACATATACATAATACACTATTTACACAAATGTGCAACTATATATACAAATAAATATTAATTAATTAAGGCCAAAAAAAAAGGCCCCGAAGGGCCTTTTCTTGAAATACTTGAGTTATAAACGGTATTTCTAATCGTTCTAGTTATGCACCTTGCGATCCATAAATTCCTCTCCAATCAGAGAAACCAAAAGAATAACGCTCACGCGCTTTATATCTAATGTTTCCTGTAGCGAAGTCAGGCTCCATAGAAGTTTCCATACCACTTCTTTGGAACATTTTTAGACCATCGCCTTGATCGGTGACAGAAGTTAAGAGAAAGAAAGCATCTGGATCAGTCAGATAATGATTAACTGAATAACCACCGGGTAGTACCCCTGTGCTTCTTATAGCATTCAGATCATTGTCTGATGTGCCAGTTCTTAAATTAGAATTTAAAATTCTCTCAGCAACGAAAACGAGTTCACTAGGAACAATCATTTTTGTAGCTTGAACAGAAATTGTCAATCCTCTGTCATCTGTGAAACCACTAATGTCGATCAACGCATCTTCTAAAGAAGTTTCGTTAAGATCAGCCATTGATGTCGCTCTGTTAGCAGCTGAACCACCACCTGAAAGTGGGTGATCTGTTGCTATGAGTGATTTACCATCTCCACCAGTAAAACTGGATGAGAAGGCATTGTTTAACACATCAGCACCTTTTACTTCTTTGGTATTAGCCATAGACATTGCTAGTGCTTTTGTATACCTTTTTCCTAAAGAATCATAAAGGTTATCTTCAATCGCTTCTTCTGTTAAAGCAAACGCTAAAGCCACTGTATCGTGGGTGTAACGTGCGCTGTAACTTTCTGATGCGTTGTCGAAGCTAACGCCTTGACCTTCAGTCTTAGTTGGTGCGGAACCGAAACCAGTGATTAACACTTCCTCTTCAAAAGCACGGTTAGAATCTTCTATAGAGAAGATGTCTTCGTACTCTCTGTCGTACTCATCGTAAGATAAGCCAAAGAGGCTGTTTAATCCGGGTTCTAACTCTTTAGCGAGTTGAGCTCTTGATATTGCCATTTTTTACCTACCTTATGCTAGACCAGCACCTTTCTGTCCCATGATGTGGTTTTGAATCACACATAGTACATTGGTGTTAGCTGACGCTACGTCATCGTTATCAGGATCCTGTGAAATATCTAAAGCTTTTAGAGGTAGAGTAGCGGTGGTAGCACCAGTACCTACATCCAATTCAACATTAGATCTTCCAGAGGCTGTGTCGCCAACAGGAGAGTTTTCAACAATGTCAAAGTTTCCAAACAAGTCAGCAACAGGCATTGCTGCGTCTGCTTGTACTTCAAAAACAACATTACTGTCATCAATCACGTTAGCTACTATGTCAGAAGCACTAATGCTTCCGGGATAGTAATTTTTAAATACTTGTTCGCCAGTAGTTGGGTCAGTATA